ACAGCGGTGACACCGTTTGTGTTATTGATGATGACCATAATTTACTTACGTTTGATGTTTGTCAAACTGCGGTAGATTGGGATCCAAATCGTCGCATTATAATGATTTTACCGGTTTCGAAGTCTGCCTATCCTTACTGGACATTCCTGGATGTTAACCCTGGTTTGAAACGTAAGGTTGTAACCCGTGGAAAATTTAATTTTATTTATAATGCTCATAACGATATGTTATCAATTGGTTTGAATGGATCTAATCAATCCGTTCAATTAAAGGCTCGGCTCTATGAGGTTATACGAAAAAGATTGTACTGTAAGAGCTCTGCGCCAACAATAGCAGATATTGAACGTATTTTGAACAATTCTAAACATCCGGAGCCCGTTGAGGCTGCCGCTTTGCTATTCAACAATTTTCTTGATGAACCGCTACAACCTAATGTTATGCCAACGCATAATATTGCTACTTTCTTCCAACCAACTGAACCTTTGGTTACTGAGGATGGAAAATCTACTGGTTTAATTATTACGTCTCCATTGGTGACAAACCCAGCCCTTTTTGCGACTCGTAGTTATAATTCTGACTATCAATGCATTAAGGGTAGGGTGACAGACGTTCAAAACCTTGTAAGTCCCCATGATTTTCGTTATCGTGTTTGGTCGGAAGAATTTATAGCGTGTTTTATTCCTGATGGTACTAGTTTAACTCCTTATGGTGTTGAAATGGTACGATCACGTCAATCTAATCCTACCCAACGTGCGCGTTATGGCTATGTTGAAGCATCAATGTCTACCACTAGTACCAATCGCTTGGCTGCATTTGTTAAGTTGGAACCATATGGTGCCACAAATGCGCCGCGTAATATAACTACTTGTTCTCCAGAATTAACTACATTAATGTCCGGTTATACCTTCATTTTTAAGGATGAATTATTATCAAAATGTCATTGGTATGGACCTGGAAAGTCACCTTTGGAAATTTGTGAAAGATTGCGAGCTGTTGTTGATAATGGCTCTTTGCAAACTGATTATTCCCGTTTTGACGGTACTATATCCAAATTTCTTCAAGATAATGTGGTAAGGGCTGCTTACCTTCGCGCGTTTCGTAATTCCTATCGTGTGGAGATGAGTAACTGGATAACTAAGGTTTTTATACAGAAAGCGACAACATCTTCGGGTCAACGTTATGATCCTTGTTATGGTACACGTAGTGGTAGTCCAATTACAACTGATGGAAATACAATGATAAACGCATATATTGTATATTGTTCACTGAGAAAACTTGGCTTTGGGGTAACTGAAGCTTACGATAAATTAGGTATATATTGTGGTGATGATGGTGTGTCATCAATGGTAAGTGGTATGGAGGAATCTATTAATGAAGTATTAAATGATTTCGGTTTAACTATTAAAACCTTGATTTCTGATAGGAGTGATCCTATAGTCTATTGCGGCCGTATTTTCTGCAATATACTTGTCCAGAATGATTCGTTTCAAGATCCTTTTCGCACGATTCCGAAACTTCATTTAAGTGCAAATGTTCATTGCACACCACAGCAGGCTGCATATAACAAGGCATCTGGTTATATGGTCACTGATGCAAAAACACCCATAATCTCAGACTGGG